TGCAGATTCAATTGCCCTGCGACCAAAACTCATTAAAGCACCCGCAGCTCCAGCCGCACCTAGTGCCGGAAGTAACGAGCCTTTTAATGTATTAACAAAAGTGCCAACAGAACCTTTAGCCTGTTGAATGCCTCGTTTAAATCCAGATGAATCTAAATTTATTTTTCCTCTAAGGTCTGCTTTCTGTGCCATTGTTAAGTTCCTCTAAAATTTCTTGTTTAATCATTTTAATCAATTTTGGTTCAGCCAATTTGTAATTTGGAATGGTTGCCAATCTGATTGCTTTCTGTAATTGAAAAATACGATTCATTGACCAATTCAATACTGTTGCAGGATTTTGTCCATACCTAGAAGCAACTTCATCAATTATGCCAACGATGCCGTCAATTTCAGCAATTGAGTTTGTTCTTTTTACTGAATCATTTTTAACATTATTGCTTTGTGGAAATTCCTCAAATGCTGCATATATATGTTCATAAACAATTTTTGAAAACTCACCCGGATTAGATTGTGCGAATAAATAACCTATGTATTTCTTTGCCTTGTTTGTTTTCCTAGAAGAACTTGCATTATATTTGTCTGAATTTCTCCACAAATATTCCATGATGTCATTATCTGTTGGATCGCCACCACAAATGAATTTGTTATCTATTACGTTCAAATCAACCCAAGCTTTTGCTGTTAATGGCAACAGGGTAATTTTATCAACAGAAGATTCACCTTCAATTGAACACCAAGCCAACAGCCTATTTTTGTGAATCTTGGCTTTGGCTAATTTTAAATCTTGTGACAATTCATTAATCATAATACAAAAAAGCCCTGCCCACCAAATGGGCAGACAAGGCTATTCATTAAAGCATCTGTTTTTTAATCTTCAGCTTTGTTGGTTTTTTTAGGTTTAACAGAAAACTTTGTTGCTGATCCGTCATCAATCAAGCTTTGACCAACCAGATCGCCAACATCAACTGTTGTGCTTGCATCGGTCAAAATGCCGCGTATAAACTTATCTTTTTTAAGTGTGATTTTCACAATTAAGCTTGGTAAGTTTTACGAACTGCAACCATTTCAAATGTGTCAAAGGAATCTTTGTCACGATTTACTGTGACATCCTTTACGACCAATGTTGAAGCTGTGCCGCTGCGGTCATAATCGTGCGTGTATTCATCACCGACTGCTGGCAAAACTGTTGTTGTAATTGTGCGTTGCAATGTGTATGTGACTTCAACTTGATCTGATCCTGGTCTGATCATAAAATCGGCACGATCACCATTTGCGTCAGAACGCGAAATTAAACGATTGGCGAACGATGCGCCAGAAACTGCATCAACGATGTATGCAATTGAATTGATTGTAACTGATTCAAAACCTTGTGCTAAGTCAGCTACGGAAGAATATGGTATAGACATAATTTTTTAATATATTTTAGTTGGTTGTGGCAATTTGCCGTTTATTTAATTTATACAGTTGGAAAAGCATTTGTCAGTATTGAAATTTGCCCTTCATAAGATAAAGTTGTGATGTCAAAAACATCATCAACGTCATTTGCAGTTCCAGATGGATTAAGAAACTCGATTTCATAATACTGCAAATAAGTTTCAAGTGCTGAACCTTTAGCTTTGAACATGGCCACAAAGGTTCGAATCAATGCAACAATTTCTCGATGTCTTGATTTTACGTTTTCTGTTTGGCTGCCTTCTTCATTGTGCCGCCTGGTTTGCACAACAAAATCCAGATCAAAATTGTATTGATCATATGTTGGATGCGTAGCACCGCCCGGTGATGGATTATAATGCCCTGTAACGCCTCCAAGTGTGGCCGTGACCCCAATGTAGTCATCTGGCAACGTCTCAACGCTTAGGCTTTCCTGCACCTCTAGCATTTGATCTCCTAACCATTGCTTAAATGCAGATTCAATGTTGCCTTCAAAATTAAATATTTCTGTATATGATTCTGCTGGCATTTGTTATGTTTTACAGTTATGCGTCCAATTTGTCAATTACCTGACTTTCCACCCAGATTTTTTGGCAGCATTTTTAAATATAAACTTCAACCTAGTTTCCATTGCTTTTAATCTGCCAGCTTGAACAATTCTAATGCTTTTTGCGCTAACGTGCTGTAATCCAAATGCATTTGTGTTAAATACAGCAGAAAAAGAACCATTTAATTTTGTCATTCTAGCATTACCAGAAGCTTTTGTAATTTGCTTTCTTATCCAAGATGGTATTTTAGCCGCAGGATTTAATTGCAATATTGCTTTTGCAATTGATGCTTTGGCTGTGCCAACATCCGCTATTTCCCTTTTTAAATATTTTTTAAACATAGCTGGCGAAACCCAAATTTGTTGAAATCCACGCAAAGCTTTTGTTCTACCATTTCTTGGATTGCGTTGGGAATTATGAAACCTTCGCATTTCGTCCATTGATTTTGTTACTCCAGCACCAATGACCTTTTTCCCTTTGTAAATTTTACCGATAGGAAATGTTTTTTCTGCCCATGTAAATACAGACCCTTCTGGCACAAAGAATATTTTGTTCAAATCATATTCGACTGCTAATTGACCAGCCTTTTTGTCTTTTGCTGTTCCCATTGATCTGCTTTTGCCAAATGGGAATGTTTTGTATGGAGGAGCAAAACGGCCAAGATCATTTAAAAAAAATGCACCCTGCTCTCGCACAAATTCCTTTTCATCAACTCCAAATTCTTTTACTAATTTGCGAACTTTATGCTGAAATACGTCATCATTAAAAGTAATGTATTCTTTAGACATCCAATTTGGTTTCGTTCCTTGCCTTCATTTCGACGTTGCCTGTGCTGATACTAATTTCAGTAATGAAGAAGGTTTCTCCAGTTTCAACTCTGACAAATCTATCTTTCTTCTTTGGAACAGTTGTAACATCAAGCAATGCCACGACCAGCTTGGTTTCTGGATTCTCATAATCGCCATGTTCAACCATGTCCCATTCGCTGACTTGCTCATCAAATACAGCGTTTACAGTTTGGCCGTTGATCTCAACGGATTCGCCCATGATGTTTGCTGCATCATGGCATCCAATATTTAAGAAATCACTAAAATCTGACATGCCTTAGTTTTAAAGCTAAATGTGGATTTTGGCAAGATGCGAAAAAGCCGCCACCTGCAATTGCAAATGACGGCTTCAACGAGAACACAATAACCCCTTATTGCAAAATTGTCTTTTTACTTTTTGCAGTCTTCTTGGCTGCTTTAGGTTTAGCAACCATTGTATCAACTGGAATTTTTTTGAACTTGTCCAAGTGACCTTTGCGCAAAAAAGCGACCTCACCTGGTTCTGTGCATGCCTTAAATGCAATCAAGCATTCATTGGCATCTTCTGAACATACTAAAACAGACAAAGCACCGCTTGGTGATTTGTGTAATGTGGCTGATGGTTTAAACATAATATTTTATTTTGATTAAAAAAAAGCCGCCACCTGCAATGCAAATGACGGCTTTTTAAAATTAGCAATTAAGCAGAAATGACGCGGATGCCATAATCTACACCCTTTGCAACTCCGTAGAGAAGATTGCAGTTGTAGTATAGAACACCATCGTTGTCGTAGAACCTACGGAACTGAACTGGAAGTCCAAGTTCTGGAATTACAACAGTTTCAACTTCAATGCCTGCTTGTTCAGCACCTTCAGTATCAACACCACGACCAGCCATGAGAAGCGCATTGCGTTGAAAAGCAAATGCTGCAAGGTTTTGGCTGTTATCATCGGCAAGATTGGTTTCATAGCAATCAAACTTAGCAACGCGAGGAACGATCGCTTCAGCCTTTTCACGTAGCAAACCGGGAACATCTGCGCTGTTAAGACTCTTAACAAGTGATGCATAATAAGCAGGATTCATGAAAACTGAACGACCGCCTTGTGGTGCTTCTTTAACAGATGTAAGATCAGCATTGAGATCAGCAAGATTATCACGATCAAAGTTTGCTGCTGTAATTACACTAGTAGCAGTTGCAAAGTTTGCGCTTGTGATAAGATTCCAGACATCACTAAAAACCTTTGATCCAAGTGCTTGAAGTGCTGGCTCAATGAAAAGGTTGTTTAGGTTGATGGAAGACTTGCTGCGCTCAACATCGGTAAATCCATAAGTGAAACCATAATGTGTATCAAGCGACACAGTAGCGGAAGTCATAGCAACATCAGAAGCTGCGCTTTTGATGCCTGCGCTCATGTCAGATGCAGTTGGTTTGGTTGGATAGCGAGTTGTGACGCTCTCACCAGCACCTTGGATGTCGGCTGAGAAGTCTGTTGTTAGTGCGCTCAATGGAGCGAAAAGATCACTTAGTCCTGCCAAGCTTTCCTGTGCGATTTCGGCAAGATTTGCCCCTGCGATTGTATTAGCCATAATATTTGGTTTTTATTTGTTTTTGTTAAGATTCACTTGGTTGTGAAATTATTTGTTTAGTAGATGTTTGTTTTCAGCATACCACTTGTTCTTGGCTTCAAGACCTTGTGATTTACCGACTGCTTTGTATTCCTCCCAGAAAGAATCTGCGCTTACTGGCGCATCAGATTCATTGGATGCTTCAGCAATTGCGTCAGCGGTTTGTAATGCCATCAATTCAGCTGCCGCAACTGCGACATCTTTTGTTTGAACTTCAGACGCTTCTTTCAAAGCAACTGCGGCATCTTCAATTTCTTCTGTGTGGGAACTTTCCATATCTTCGATTTGAGTTGTATACTCTTTGACAGAATTTTGCAATTCTACAATTTGAGCCTTTTCTTGTTCTGCTGATTCAGTCATTTCTGTAATTTGGTTATTTAGAATGGTTATTTGTTTGTCGTGCTTTGTGACAAGTGACGAAACAATTTTTTCAACTGGCAATGTTGAGCCAGCTTGGTTTGCGATGGTTGCCATTTCTGTTATTAATGCAGCCGCCTTTAAACCTTCAACTGTGCCATCAATAAATCCAGCATCAATGGCTTCTTGTGCAGTAAACCATGTTTCTGTATCCATCAATTCTTCTAGTTCTTCGATGTCATAATTGCTGCGAGAATAAGCGTTGATGATTGCTGATTTCATCTTGTCCATCAGATCAGCATCCTTGCGTAGTTGCTCAGAATCACCGATTGATACAGTCCAAGGGTTGTGGATCATAAGCAAAGCATTGTCTGCCATGATTACTTCATCACCAGCCATAGCAATGACCGATGCCATGCTTGCAGCCATGCCGTCAATGTAAACTGTGACGTTGGCTGGATGGCGTTTGATAGCGTTGTAAATTACATTGCCTTCAATAATTGATCCACCCGGTGAACTGATGCGCAAATCTATTTGCTCAATTTCTCCAAGTGCTTCAAGCGACTCGACAAAGTTGTTGGCATCGACACCGAAGCCACCGATTTCGTCATATATATAGATTTCTGCTTTAGAAGATTTAACATCTTCAACGGCAGGTTCTTGTTCAATTGCATACCACGTTTGTTTTTTTGATTTTTCCATTTTAGATATTTTGTTAATTTTCTTCTGTTTGAATGTTATCTTGTGAATCTTGATCAGATTCTAAAGTTTCATCTGTTTCGTCTTCAACAAGCTCAACTGGATCGCCCGGCATTGCCGTTGTTCCAAGCTCAACTGGATTCAATCCGTTTTCTTCAGCAATGCGCTTTTTCATTACAATGTTGGCCGCACGCTTGCGCACCAGTTCTTCGTAATTCATTCCACGCGCTTCAACAATATGATCTTCAGTTGTTAATCCTGCGCGTAAATCTGCAATGTCTGCTGCTCTCATGCGCCCTTCATCAACAGTAAATTGTGCTGGCTTTGTAAATCCAAACTTCCACCAATCTTCTGGCAGTTCGCCATAAACACCCTGCTTGGCGCGTTTTGCGATTACATACATCGCTGCGCGTTTCATTCCTGCTTCAATGATTTCACATCTGGAAGCAATTGACTTGTTGATGTCTGCGGCAAATCCGCGAACGCCTGCACCGCCAATGGCAGATGAATCAAGCATTTCCCTGCGCCAGCCTAAAGCATAGAATGCAGAAGACTCAACGAGTTTGGTAAAGTTTAACCATTGATCTGATGGTCTGTTGCTTTGATGCGCTTTCAGACTACCACCATTTTTAATGTATCGGATCAATCCCGAATCCATCAATTGTGTTTGCAATCTGCCATCAGATCCTGGTGATGGATTAACAATGCTGTTGCCCATGTCTTGGCGGCCAGATTCGTTTGATTCCACCAATGTAAGTGCGCTGTTTACTTTTTCAGCAATCTTTTCTGCATCGCGAGTTTCTGCCAAGTCATACCAGTCAAGTATTGCGGCCGCGACTGACGGCTGACCACGGCTTTGGCTGAACCATTCAAGATCACCAACGTGAATCATGCTGTTTGCATTCACATCACGATGCCCCTCTTTGCTTGATTCATCTTGAACACGATATGCAATTGGCTGCATGTATTCATCAACAATCACGCCAGCGAAAATGCGCATGCCCTTGTATCGGCCATCTGTGACTGCATGCCCACCATTCAATCCAAATGATCCGACCCTGTGCGCTTCTAAATACTGTAACTTTGGAAATCCTGTTTTGGCGTTTTCAGTTAAAACGATAAAGTAATCACCATCAACATCGATGGTCTTTGATCCCAGCCAAGCAGACTTGCGAAATGAAAAAGCACTTCCGCGAGTATCAAGTAACCTATCAATTTTTACAAAGTCTTCTTCAACAGCCATCGCAAATTCTGTGTTTGCGCTGAATGACTGCAAACGCCATGCGTTGCCATAAACATAATTTGCCTTTTGCTTAACAGCACCAGAGACAGTTGAGAATGATTGGTAAATGTATCGGCTGTCACCAAGCAACATTTTCTGCCTGTTTTCCACCATCAATTCAGCGATGTCACGCGCTAGCTTGCCGCGCCCAAATCTTCGTTGATCATCTGCGCCACCAGGATAGAACTCATTTGTTCCACCTCTGCCCCAAAATGAAGCCACACCGGAAGTGATTTTCTTTATCTTAGGCAGTAGTTTTATTGGTTTGATCGCCATTAGTATCTTCCTCCGGATTGATCAGCAAAACGAGCCTTGCTGATGTTTGTGACTTGGTTGTCAGCATCGATGACATAATCATTCATTTCTGAATCGGTCATTTGACCTCCAGATGCACCGCCAGTTGTGACAACACGATAAAGCAACCTCAGCTGCTCAATAAAATCAGATGCCGACCAATCGGCTGGCAACTCATATTGAAATTGCTTTCCTGCAACATTTGCAGAGACGATTCTCGCACCGCCCCTTGACTGAGTATCAAACTCACCTACCGCCAATGTCTCAATAATTGACAAAGCGGTTGCCGCGTCTTTTGACGCTTTTATCCATATAACAAACAAAAGACTTCTCATGTATCTTTGTTATGAGCAAAAAACTTAAAATTGTCAATGCGCCCAAATTGACGGCTTTTTTGATATATGAAAAAGCGGTTTTAATTTTCTAATAAAACAAAGGAGCGTCAAAGCCCCAATGTTTTCACGCCCCAAAAAAAGCCCCACATTTCTGTGAAGCTTGATTTTGCAATATTTTATTATTTGCGCATGCTGAATTGCATTAAAGGAAATCCCCAATGACCACATACATTAGCATCGAATCCTTTTGCCTCAATTGCTTTGGCAAGTCTGATGCATTGCTTTTTGTTTTCAACCCTACCAACATATCCTAATTCCTGTTGGCATTGCTTTTTTACTTTAACCCAATCGGTTTTAGCTTTCCAACCGCATGTTAATTCATCTGGCTTTTCTACGCGCCAATCTAATGTTAAACGAGTAGTGCTTTGCATTTTTGTATCTTTTACTATTTTCATATTATTATTTATAGCTATTTCAATGAACGGCCGTTGCAGAAGTGCTACGGCATAAACAGCTTACATTACTCTTGATGTAATGTCAATACAATTAATCTGACTCAACATCACCTGCGATGTTTTCAGTCCCAAGTGACTTGCACATTGCAGCGCAAACAACCTGCATTGCTTCGCAGTCATAAAAGTGATCGTTGTGCTTGTCCCTGTTAATCCAATCATAATAAACAGAACCATCTGGCTTAGTCTTGGCGATCTTTGCCCATGCGTTTATCTGCCTTTCATACATTGCGCCAGCATCATCGGCATGCGTCCAAATTGGTTTGCCCCGATGATCATTCAGCGACCGCATC